CTCATCAGCAACATACTCAAGGTAGTTATCAACTCTCTCAGAAAGAGATGCTTTTTCTTCAGCAATTCTTTCTTCAAGTGTTTCTGAGTATTTTGCTTCTAATGCTTCCTTAACTTCGGAAACTTTAGAGTTAAGAGCTGTCTCGAAAACAAGCTTTGCCTTTTCTTTAAACTCTTCAGAAAGGTCTTCTCCTCCAAAGAGTGCGTTAACATCTTCCTCGATGTCAACTTCTGGTGTTTCTTCAACAGTTGTTTCAGCCACTACTTCATCAGTAGCAACTTCCTCTTCCTCAATAACTTCATCAGAAACTTCTTCGTTTTCTTTCATGCCTTTCATTGGGTCTGCAGGTTTTGCACCTTTGTTTACAACATCCTTAACTTGCTTAAGTGATGCACCAGGTGTTTTCAGTTTTGCTGAATCATCATCTGATTTGTAGTTATATGGTGTAGGGCCTCCGAGATCCTCAACGCTACCCGCTACCGATGTATCCATAGGCATTGCTGGTTTTGCGTTGGCATTCACGGCAGTCTTAGACTGCTTTGCAGAAGACGCTTCCATTTCTTGTAATTGTTTCTTAGCCATTGCTGTTAATTTCTCCGACTTTTATTTATGTTATTGAGAACTATAATTTATTTAGAAGAGTTATAAATTAGACAGAAAATCATTGAACAGATTTAACTTCTGCTCATCTAGTTTTTTCTGATCAACTAGAGTGTTAATTTGCTTATAAGTTTTAGTTGCAAACCTCTCACGAAGAATACCACCATCCCAAATCCACTCTTTCCCTTCCATAATTCCTGATACAAATGCGTCAGGAGCTGAAGGATCGGCAACGATATCAGCAGCAGTTGCTAACATGAAATCTTCACCTACTACAGCGAAACCTTCTTTAGTTTGTTGGAGTGAACCAACACCACGAGAAGATACGCCAAGTTTTACACCTTCTTCAATTAATGAAGATGCAATTTTACCCATTGGTGTATTAAGGATTTTAGCCTTACCAATGAAATTAGATCCGCTTTCTTTTAAAGAAACGATCTTATGAGATACTCTATCAAGGTTTACAGTTGGGCCTTCTGGATGACCAAGTTCGCCAAGTGCTCTTCCTGATTGAATATGATTCTCACTATAGCGACCAACTTCTCTACGAAGAGTCTCCATAGGATACATTCTACCATTACGATTTTTGATGTTTCCTTGTAAGAATACACCCTCAATATACATTGATTTCTTGCCGTTCTTTTGTTCAACAAGAAATTCAACAGATTCGATTTCTTCTCTAATTAGTTTCATTACGCACTACCTGTAGTTTGAACTTGTTGAATATAAGCAACTGCAGCAGCAGTTGGGTTAGGTGAAATCACTGACACCTTATTAGACATAAACAATGTAGCATTACCTGCGGGAGTAAATGCCGTGGAAACACCAGCAGTGTTTGCCTCAACAGTAACTTTTTCTGAGAAATCACCACCAACTCCAGCACTTCTACTTTTACCAACAACTTTTGTATCGTTGATTAGAGTGGTGTAGTTAGAATCATTTTTAGTATTACCTTCATAATCTAAAGTAACTCGATCACCTATATTAAAAGGCATCGTAGTTCCTTCAGGAGCTGCAAGAACTGTTGTTGTTCCTTTAGTAATACCAACAACTCTTTGCGACATCTTTAACATCGCTAAAGTTTCTGGTTGACCAGTAGTAACAATATAATCAGAAGCAGTTGCGACTGGATCAGTTCCTATTGCAACATAGGCATTACCTCCCGTTGCTACGATCCTTAAAACATTTGATTGTACTTTAAAGGCAGCAGATGTCGTTGCGGTTCCAGTTAACGCAATCGATACTCCTGCTCCAACGGTTCTATGTGCCATTATGCTAATAGTTTCATTTAACTTTTATTTATAATTTATTGTTGATCTTCTAATTCAGCAGTAACTTCGGTTTCATCCTCAGCCTCTACTTCAATTTCATCATCAACTTCATCAACAACTTGTTCATCTTCAAGATCTTCATCTCCAAGATCTACATCACCAAAAACACCATTAGCAACATCAGTTTTGAAAGCATCTATTCTTTCTGCTGATTTGTTAAATAAAATCTCTTTGATCTTATCGCTAATTTGTGATGGTGACTCGTCTGTTGCCATCGCATCCATTAATTCATCCATGATTTTAAATTACTCGTATAGTATTTATACACTACAGGTAGTGCAGATTATATTTCACCACCTTTTGGTAGTTCTGGTGCTTCAGTAGCAGACCCATCCATCTCAGGTTCCATGACTGGAGCTCCTAGATCTTCACCACCAATTGGTTGGCCTGTTGCAGGATCAACTGGTGCATTTGGATCTGGAATAACACCATCCGCAATCTCCTTTTTCATTAATTCGTCTTGTTCTAATATTTCAATATCTGTCTGACGAAGTATCTTACGTCTTACATAATCTTGAGAATAGTATCTTCCAACGTATGGTTCAGCAGCTGCAGCAACTGTAATTCTCTCATTAAATAACTCAACTTCTTTTAATTCAGAGAAGTGATTATCATATAAGAAGTCATATTGTATATGTTCACTCATTATTTCCCAGTCTTCTGGGGTAATAATGTTCTTAAGAATCAACTGAGTCTTAAGCATATCATCAAACATTCTAGAGAATCTATGTCTTAATCTACCTACAAATTTTGTAAATTTTAATTCATCTCTTAATATCTCTGAGGATCTTCCCAAGTTGAATCCTCCCTCTCCATCCATTCTGGAAGGCGGTACGTTGAGCGACCTATATAATTTCTTTTTGAAGTACTCAATATCCGTGATTTCACCAAGGTTTTGACCTCCAGGCAGAGTAGTAATTTCAGTACCACGACCTCCTTCCCTTCTAGGGAGCCAGAAATCTTCAAGCATTGCCATGTACTTCTTGTCATCTCGGATCTCTCCTGTGTTAGCGTCGTAAACTAATTTGTTTCGATATCGCATCATCACATCTCTGAGATATTGCTCTGCTTTTACCTTCGGCAAGTTTCCTACATCAATGTAGAATATCCTACGCTCTGGAGCACGGGATAATCTATATATCACTAAACTATCTTCAATCATTCTAAGTTGATTGATAGATTTAATTGCTTTATGAAGATATGAAAGAGTTGATCCTTTATTTCTATCTACTAATCCAGAAGTGCAATATGTAATTGCATCTCTAGCAATTTTCATTCCTTGACTTGCACCAGTAGCATTTATATTACCTGTTGGATATTTACCACTAGCATTGTATATGAAATATTCCTCTATCTCTGGAAATTTATAATCCATTGGGTCTGGTGCATTACCAGTGTTTATTTTAAACTTATCACCCTCTGCTTTTTTTTGTTGACGAACATAACGCATTTTTAATGCATCAATATAACGTAGCTCTTGGATACCTTCTTCTGGTTTTTTTAAATCTATTATCTTGTGATAAAATATTCTTCCATCTACATACCAGTTTCTATAGATTTCGTGTGCTTTCTTATCAAAATCTAGTAGATCAACAATATGTTTAAATTCTTGTCTAACCTTTGTTTTAATACCATCACTGGCATTTAAATTATCAAGGTTAATTTGAACAGGTACATCATTTGTATCTGATACAATTGCTTCGTTAACAATATCTTCAATAGCACTATCCGCTTCTGGTTGAAGTGCTAGTTCACGATATCTTTTGATCAAGTCGTATTCGGTTTTGTAGATACCTTCGATATCAACATAAGAACCAAAAAAACCACTACTCATATAGTGGTCAGACCCATCCTCGTTATTTGGAGGAACGGGTGAGACCGCAGTAGGAGATAGTGGTTCGGAATCCTCGATTGAGAATCCAAATAATTTAGCCATAATAGAGTTACTCTATATGAATTATAGTTTCTTTCTACTATTTAGTCAACTTAAAAAAGTTAGCCTGCTGTTCCAGCACCAGTAACATTGTAAGACTGAACTGCAAATTCGACTGTATAGTCTTCTATAGTGTCGCCAGAATCGTATGATAAATCAATTGCTCCAACAGAAATTGGGAATATATCAATAAATTCATATTCTTTGAGAACT